CGCATGGTTTTCAGCTATCATCATAGCCTCATCATACTTGAGCATTTCCTCATCAGTATCTGTAATGATTGCAGAACTCATTAATTGTCACCGTCTTTTTTCTTTTGGACAAATGCGCCCGTATCTAAAAAGTTTTTAAGCCTACGCCGAATTTGTGGCGCATCGTTTATTACACGCGTGCTTGGATTGGTTAAAGTTTTTATCCAATTATCAAAATCATTGAGCATGTTTGGAGTGTCTACAAATGTGTAGCCAGCATCGCGCATCGTCAGTGCAGCGCCACCACCAATTTTAAACAGAGCGTAATCGCTTCGAACATTTGCAAAATAAATTTCTTCGTTTTCTTTTACTGCTTTATAATATTCTTCTATAATTTCTGTTGGCGTTAGTTGCCGCCCCTCGCCTAAAGCGTTTAACTTTAATTGCTCTAATTTTTCAGATACATAAAAATAAGCAGCTTCATTTGTTTTTTCTAATTCATCATCAGCAGCAACTGAGGCTTTGTAATTGTATTTGTCTCTTGCTAGGCTTTGAGCTGTACTAAATGTTTCATTTGCAGAAGTTTGATCACCTGACAATTCATTGTTTTGTTCAGCGCGCTCTCTTTCGAGCCTGGCAGCAACATAGTTAGAAAGTTTTGTACGATCTGCTGTCGTTAGCAAATTTTCTACTTGTCTTATATCGTCATAACCTAGAGTGCCTTCTTCGTGTAATCTTAATAAATCAAGGTAAGTTTGTTTATCTGTTACGTCAGCTGGCGTTTTAACCTCTGCATCCTTATCCAAAATATTTGAGAATGTGTTATCTACTTCATTTTGACCGTACAAATAACTTACTATTTCAGATCTTAGCTCATCAGCAAACAACACACCGTCAGGCGTTCTGGCGAAAAATGATCTAATTGCTGGCACTGCTAAATCTGTCTGTGACATATCAGCTTCGCTAAATGCCTTACTTTTATCAGCAGCATTGGTGTAATATTCGTATCTTCTTTTTACGCTATCAATTACAAAGTTATATGCTTCCTCATCTTTTTTTCGTTCTGCTTCTATGACTGTTGAAAAATTTTTAGCAAAATTTAATGCGCCCTCTAAAATATCATTAGCATCGTCACTGCCAATACTTATTAAGGTGTGCATGGTGTAATCGCCACCAGCTTGCAGTTCTCGCAAATCCTCAGTTTTGCCATCGTAATAGTTTTCTAATGTCACAATAAGATCGATAGCGCGCCCTGGATCTCGCCCGACATATTGAGCCACGACATTTTCAGCTATGTCTTTTTTAACAGCACCAAAAGATTCAATAACTTTAGTCTCATTAAACCGACCAGACTTTATGCCTGGCGCATACTTATTGACCAGATTTTGAATCTCTGTATCGTAGTCTTTGTTTTGGACACCGAGATTAGAAAGCTTTTCTACAAGATTAGTTGACAAGCTGTTAAGCGATAACTGTTCAGCTGCAATAATTTTTTTATCAATAACAGACTTTAATTTAAAACGATTAGTTATTTCATTTAAATCAAATTCGTGCCTCAACTTTTTTTGCAAAGAAGGCATCTGAACCGTAGATATAATCTCACTACGGATCTTATTCATGCGCTGGCCCCAAAGATTTTTGCCGTCTAGCACATTCCCGTAGTCACGGCTTTTTGACAGCTCACTCGTGGCGTTGGCGACCTCTTCTTCAATCTTGAGTGCAGCCTCGTTAAACTGATGTGACGCAATCATGTCACGGCGCTGTATGGCAAACTCACCAGCTGTATCAAATAAAGATGCTGCGACCTCACCCTTGGCTAACTCTGCGCGTACAAAAGGCTCTGCGTTTTTACGGACATTAAAACGCTTGCCAGGCATTTCATTGCTACGCTGAGTTCGGGCAGTGTATAAAGGAATTCTCATTTATCGTAATACTCCATGCCCGTTGCACCAGCGGATCCGATTGACTTGATAAGGCTTGCAGTACCACTAGCGCGCAGCCCAGCGGCATTAGCCTGGCCTGTCATGCGCGTTAACTCTGCTTGTAGTTTTGTCTCCTCTATTGCGTCATCGATCTGCATATTTGTTATTGAGTTGTTAAACTCTTCGGTTTCTTGCTCGTAATCAAACTCACGCGCATTCTCTCGCAACACTTCGATAGGTGTACCCTGGCTAAGATCAAACCCAGCATATGCATATCCAGACCTTGCCGTACCTTGTATCTCACGCTCAAAGGCTGTTCTGTTACGCCCCTGAGATGCAGCAAAATTTGCATTGATGATTTGGCGTTGCCTGGTCAACAAATCTATGTCGCGCTCAATTATTCGAGCGTTAAAATTTGCCGCCTCTTGTGCGCGTCTAGCCGCACGGTTAGAGGCTTTCTTTCCAGTAAACCCACTTAATAAATCAGCGCCGATCTTTATAGCTGTTAATGTTTCCAAAATTGCCATGGAAAACCCTTAAATGTCAAAAGTGTTAAGTCGAGGATAGAACGCCAATATTGTCATTGGCAGCGCCTGACTTTGTTGAATGTAGATGCGGTCATCCTCATCAAAACCACCTCTAAACTCTATGTCCTTGTCGCCCGTAAATAATGGTACAGCTGTATCCATTGCCATCGAGCTGTCGCGAAATGGGATCCGATCAACATCTGTTGAACTGTTGCCCACTTCAATACCAACTGTTTCAAACAATCGAAGTGTTATAGCGTGTATGCGTTTTGGTTTACCTTGACTTGTTCCGTCAGCGGATCCAGCCTCTACACGCAAGGTTGTCATTGAGCTTACAAAATTAAAACCAACAGCCGCTGTTGTGGCTGAGAAGTTTAAAGAAATACCACCATTGCTAACCGTAGTGTCAGGATGGCTGGCTCCGTTCGCTGTGACGTTTAGTGTCTCGCCAGGCAAGTGATACAAGCCTGTTAAGGTTGTAGTCGCTCCCCCAGAATACGAAAGACCACTATCAACAAAATGTGCAGCTGTGATAACCCCACCGAAATCAAAGGGTTTGAGTTTTTCTACATATCTTTTTGTCACACTATTGATTGTACGTTTTACAATCATAAACAGTGCGTCTTCACCCGTATCTGTCGGTAATGTGGCAATACTTTCGACCACTGATTGACCACCGCTAAACGCACCTCCTAAGATGTGTTTATGCCAGGCAACAACTTCTTCTTCGCGGCGATACGTCAAACCTAATAATGTACCGTCTGCTCGAATACACCACACCACGCTATCAGGCTCTTGCTGATAGGCCATTTGCGTTATACCGCCCTTAGTGACATGTTCCGCAAGTATCGTCATGTCTGGCGCTTGATAACCGCCCGTATTCACATCGCCGACAAATTTAAACTCGCGTATCTTTCTTGATCCCCGTTGGACAAAAAGCGTCACATCTGCAACTTGAACAGGCTCTATTGTGGCTGTGCCGTAGTTCGAATACTTTCTTATGAGCGTTGTCGTTGGCGTGACAGGGCCATCATTTGTTGATGTAAGTACATACTCACCGCCTGATGTGCCTACAGTCAAAACTCTTGTCGCTGACAGATAACGTATAGCGTTTACCTGATTTGACGCGATTGTATAAATTAGCGCATCATCGTCACCCGTTGAAACTGTGACGTTTTGATAATCGCCGTTTTTACTAAACCAAAGCGTTTGCGGATTATTATTTGTATTTCCAAAAACTAATCTTTGCTCAAAGAACGATATGACACTGGGTCTATTGTTTGCACCTTTAAGAGATTGAGTTGGCTGTGTGACTTTTTTTGCTGTGCCGCCTGATGAATAGGCAGAAAATCCAGAGGTGTCTATGTCCGTGCCAGCTTCGTTTTGCAAAGTAAACGTGTTCGTTGTCACATTGGCTACATAATAGTTTGCATCATTCAGCTCTATCATGCCAGCGATGCTTTCTATCTTTACCGCATCACCGTTAGCAAACCCGTGAGAGTTGCTTGTTAAAACACCTGGATTGGCTT